GTCGTTGGAGATTCAAAAGAACCGCGATGACATTCAGTACAACCGCCAGAAGATTGCGGTCATTGAAACTAAGTTGGAGAAAAGATAATGCTTGACATCCTATCTGGCGGTATTCTAGGTTCTGTGTTTGGTGGTCTGTTCCGCCTTGCGCCTGAAGTCCTGAAATTTTTTGACAAGAAGAATGAGCGCCAGCACGAACTCAATATGTTTGCCCGTCAGTGTGAATTAGAAACGCTTCGCGGTCAGCAAAAGTTGGCTGAGATTGGCGCACAGCGGGAAGCGGCCATAGATGTAGGTGTTATGGATGCCTTTAACAACGCCATCACCCAGCAGGCCGAGATGGTCAAAGCTGCGGGCGGTTGGGTTGCGAGTCTGTCTGCATCCGTCCGTCCCGTCGTTACATACTGGGTGCTGTTTGTCTGGTCATTCATCCACGTATGGTTTGCATGGAACGCATGGCTTGCCGGTGCGCCAGCCGTAGAAGTGTTTAAAACTATGATGACACCTGACTTCTCAGCCCTGTTGTCTGGGACTATTAACTATTGGTTCCTCGACAGAACTCTGAAGCAACGTGGCCTATGAACTTAGAGCTTGCCGCTGAACTGTGCCGCCGGTTTGAAGGGTATCGCTCTAAGCCTTATCTTTGTCCGGCTAACGTGGCAACGATTGGCTACGGCTCTACCTACTACGCAGATAAACGCAAGGTAACTTTGGAAGACCCGCCGATGGATGAACCCACGGCTAGGGCGCTTTTGATGATTGAGTTAGAACATACGTACTTGCCCGGTGTGTTGCGTAACTGTCCCGGTTTGATTACAGACGTACGTAAGTGCAACGCCATCGTGGACTTTGCCTACAATTTGGGCACTGGACGCTTGCAAACATCTACGTTAAAGAGGAAAATCAACGCCAATGATTGGGAAGGCGCAAAAGAACAACTGATGCTCTGGACTAAAGGTGGCGGCAAGGTATTGCCGGGCTTGCTTAAACGGCGCACCGCCGAGTGCGCCTTACTCACGTGAAAAATGTTATATCTTTATTTTTAAGGAGTGTTTAAAATGGCATCAAGTAAGCCTGTTTGGGAAAAACCACGGCCAAAATCATTAGGTAAACCTAAGCCTCTTTCGCCGAAGAAAAAGTCGGCAGCAAAAGCAAGAGCTAAAGCAGCAGGTAGACCTTATCCTAATTTAGTTGATAATATGGCTATGGCTAGGAAACGGGGCAAGTAAGTATGGCAACTGCTGCAGTAATGACATACACCTCTTTGGTGGAGAATATTGAGTCTTATTTAGAGCGTACGGATACAGCCACGCTTAGTAAGATTCCACTCTTTATCATGTTGGCTGAGCAGATCATTGCCAGCCAAATTAAGTTCCTTGGCAACTTGACGGTCAATACCAGCGCCATGACATCGGGGCAAGCCACAATTGACAAGCCTGCCAGATGGCATAAAACTGTTTCCATGAACGTAACGGTAAGCGGTAGCCGTCAACCCGTACTGCTTCGTAAATACGAGTACCTTCGTAGTTATTGGCCTGACCCCGCCACAACGGGCACGCCTTTGTACTACTGCGACTATGATTACACGCATTGGCTGGTGGCTCCTACGCCTGCCGCGGCTTATGATTTTGAGGTCCTTTACTATGAACGAGTACAGCCTCTGGATTCATCAAACCAAACCAATTGGTTTACCATCTACGCTCCACAAGCTTTGCTCTACGGGTCCCTCATGCAGGCCATGCCATTCCTAAAGAATGATGAGCGTATGCCAATGTGGCAGCAAAACTACGATTTAATCATGCAAACGCTGATGGCAGAGGATAAGCTTCGCATTGCAGATCGTCAAGCCATAGCGGTTGATAGTTAAGGACTAACATGAGCTATAACTCACCATTCACAGGCAACGTCATTCAGCCAACTGATGTTTCGTATCGTGCCGTTACGCTGAGCGCAAATACGCAGCTGAATTGGCCAATCAATGGCAATGCCACAGATGACTACGCAGCGCGTATTATGCAGGTTACTGCTACAACAGCGGGCTTAAGCTTGTATATGCCGCCTGCCAACCAAAACTCGGTAGGTAATGACGCGTTGATTCGCAATGTTGGAGCTAACACATTTACGGTTAAAGACTACGCAGGTACCAACACAATCATCTCTATTGCCGCCGGTGAGTCCAAGTACGTCTACATCACAGCAAACCCCACGACCACTGGCACGTGGGGCAACATTTCCTTTGGCACTGGAACATCTTCTGCAGATGCCTCTACATTGGCTGGCTACGGTCTGGTTGCAAGTGGCTTAACTTTAAATCAAAGTCATCCAGCACAGACGCTTGTGACTGCTGGGACTTTTGCTACAACTGATAGAGCGCAAACTTCTGTTTGGACTGGTGGAGCTGGTACTTACAACCTTCCATCGGCTTCAACCATTGGAAACAACTGGTTCACGCTGTTTAAGAACAGTGGTACAGGCTCGATGGTGATCTCGGCGTCTGATAATATTGATGGCGCAGCAACAAAGACTTTTGCGCCTAATGAGTCCGCGTTCATCGTCAGCACTGGTGTAACTTATTTAACTGTGGGTTATGGTGTTAGCAATCAGTTCTTTTACACGTCGTTGGTTAAAGCTGTCGTTACAGGGTCGTACACTTTAACTTCAAGTGAAGCGGCAAATACCATTCAAACTTACACAGGAACTTTAACTGGTAACGTGACGGTTGTTTATCCTCCTGTAGTGAACTTGTATGTAATTAAAAACTCCGTAGTAGCAGGCGGTTACACACTTACTGTAGGAACTGGAGTTGGCACGTCTGTGGTCATTCCCTCTGGTCAGCAGGTAACTTTGGCTTGTGATGGCACTAACTTCTTTAACGCCAACACATCTCAGGCTGGATCGATTACCTCAGTTTCTTTAGCTGATGGAACCGTTGGCGTGCCTTCTTTAAGCTTTGCCAGTGAGTCTACTACAGGTTTGTATCGCGCCGGTGCAGGACAATTTAACACCTCGATTTTAGGTGTTTTAAGGTCTACGCTTTCAGCAACGGGATTGACAATTGTTGGTGGCGTTGCCGGGACAACAGGAACATTTTCAAGTGCGGTTGTTGGTAGTACTACCGGAACGTTTGGAAGTGGTGTTACTGGTGGTATTGCTGGAGGCACCTTCTAATGACCAAGAAGGTCTTTGCCTTAGATACTAAACCTGGAATTCAGCGGGATGGCACCACGCTTGATGCTGATGCATATGCTGATGGTCGTTGGGTAAGGTTTCAGCGTGGTCGTCCACGCAAGATGGGTGGCTACAGACAAATTACGGCTAACTTGTCAGGCCCATCGCGTGGTGTGTACGTTAACCCACAGCAAAGCTTTAACAACGTATTTAGCGGGCATTCACAAGGCTTGCAATTACTTCCTATTGACAATAATGGCGTAGGCTCGGGCATTACGGACATGACGCTATCAGGTTTTACGTCTAGCGATAATAACCTTTGGCAGTTTGATACATTCTTTGATGGCACAGGCTCAGGTAATAACTTACTACTTGCACATCCAGGGCAGAATCTCACGCTAATTGACAACAACACTAACACACCAGTTTTAGGCGGTGCCATTACAGGTACAAGCTTAACGCCAATTGGTGTGTTTACCGCAGTTGCAACCACCATTACCAACGGCTCAGCAACCATTACTCTGGCTGCTGCTAATACGCAGATTGGCGCAGGCCAAGTGGTGACGGGCACAGGTATCCCTTCAGCAGCAACCGTTGTGTCTATCTCAGGCACTACGTTGGTAATTTCTGCAAACGCAACGGCTACAGGCTCCAGCATTACACTAACCTTTGACAATCAAATCTCAGTATCTGGTGGAGTGGTTACGCTTCACCCTTACGTGTTTGTTTATGGCAATGATGGGCTAATTAGCAACTGTTCAGCTGGAAATGTGAATGATTGGGTATCTGCTGATGCTAACGAGGTCTCAGTGGCCACCGGCAAGATTGTCCAAGGATTACCTGTACGTGGTGGCTCAAATGCACCATCGGGCCTCTTTTGGAGTTTGGATTCTTTGATTCGAGTTTCGTTTATTGGCGGTACGGGCTCGCCTTTGCAATACTGGCGGTATGACTTAATCTCCAGCCAGTCATCTATTTTGTCTGGTCAGTCAGTAATTGAGTATGACGGTGTGTATTATTGGTGTGGTGTTGATAGGTTTTTGCTTTACAACGGTGTTGTGAAAGAGATTCCTAATGCGTTCAACCAGAACTACTTCTTTGACAACTTAAACTACGCTCAGCGTGAAAAAGTTTGGGTTTCAAAGATTCCTCGCTTTGGCGAGATTTGGTGGTTTTACCCGTCAGGCACAGCCACCGAGTGCAATAACGCTGTTATTTATAACGTGCGTGAAAACGTGTGGTATGACGCAGGTTTTGCGTTAGGCGCTTATCGATCTGCAGGTTACTTTTCACAAGTATTCCATTACCCCATTGCTGCGGAGTGGAACGTCAATGAAGTTGGCGGCATTAACGCAGTAACAATTACCAATGCGGGTTCGGCTTATACAAATGGTACTTACACCAACCAAGCATTAACGGGCGGAAGTGGCACATATGCAACGGCAACAATTGTGGTTGCTGGCGGTGTTATAACATCAGTCACAATATTCAACAAAGGCAAGAATTATGTTGTCGGTAATACACTATCAGCAGCCATTGCAGCCGGCTCAGGTTTAATTATTACTGTAACCGCTGTTGTTAGCTTTGTATCTTTATGGCAGCATGAGATAGGCACTGATGCCGTAGAAGGCACTTCGTCACTTGCCATTGAGTCTTACTTTGAAACTAATGATCTAGGTCTGGTTGGAGGCGGCCCATCGCAGCCTAGCCCTGTTGGTGAGAATAGATGGTTAAGACTAGAGCGTGTAGAGCCTGACTTTATACAAGAAGGTGACATGGACTTGTATGTCACGGGTCGTCCATTTGCGCAAACAGCTGATGCAACTTCTGCCGCTTACCCATTTAGCTCAACAACAGGCAAGATTGATATGCGTGAACAACGTCGTGAGCTGCGATTGAAATTTGTATCTAATGTGTCAGGCGGGGATTACCAAGTAGGTAAGATCTTGCTAGACGCGGATGTTGGAGATTCAAGACCTTATGGCTAATCTACTTAATGTTGCGCAGGTCTATGACCCTAGGTATCACACCTTTGAGTCATGGGCTTGCCTTATGGTTGAGCTATACTCAGCGCAGCAGCTATCAATTCCTGATGCAAATACTAATTGGCAAGAGTGGGGCGCAGGATTAAAATCCATTGACGTGTTTACCAATGAGGGTATTCCCGGACCATACCAGTATGATGATTGGCAAGAGTGGGCCGAGCAGCTTGTCAACGCAGTTAACCCAGCAACGAGCTAACTATGGCAGTAACTAACGCAGATATTCTAGGCTGGCTTAACGCTAACCCGGGTGCCGACGACGCATTGATTGCATCAACAATGCAAGCAGCAGGGGTTTCGCCTGAGCAAATGGCGCAAGCAACAGGCCTTGGTGTAGGCGAGGTAACTGCTAGATTTGAGGCAGCAACTGCCCCACCAGCAGTTGATTACTACGCACAGCAATTTGGAGAAGACACTTACACGCCGCCTGCAGTTACGCAAAGCGCGTTGTCACAGGCAGCAGCAGTTAATCCAGAGATTGTGTTAACTCCTGAGCAAATAAAAGCTTTAGATGAGTTTATGCTTAACCCAACTATAACGTTAGGGGATATAACTGTCTCAGGAGAAGAAGTAAAGAAATATATGGCCATAGACAAGGTGGCGCAACAAATTCTTGCTCAAGGCACTACCGATAAGTGGCAAGGCGAAGGCAAAGGATCTGCGGCGCAGAATGCGGCAGACATGGCCAAGATCTTAGTTGACACCGGCATTACAGACATTAAAGACTTTGGTAAAGTTACTACATATGCGCCTGTTGAAGAAATTGCCAAAACTTATAACGGTGAAGTTGTTCGCGCAATGGACAACGGGGATGGCTCAACTACCAACGTAATTTTTCAACGTACTGGTCAATATGATTATGATGGTAACGAAACAACTACCGCAGTAGTAGTTCCTCCAACCGCAAAACTAGAGACTGTTTATGGTCAATACGTTGATGGTGGTGGTGAATATGGTGGCTCTTACAGCCAAATTGACCCATCTAAAATAGTTATTAAAGACGGACAAGCCGTTACTGCAGTTGGCGAAACTTTTGGCAATAAGCTTACAGGTCAAGCAGTTACCAACACTTATGGCGAGCGCCAGACAGGTAATGCTTTTGGCGGAACATACTCTGGAGATGGTAATACTGGATACAGGGTTCAGTTCAACGCCGACGGCTCTCCAATCTTTTACACAACCAAAGCATCTAGTAGTAACGTTGGCGATCTTGCTCCCTTCTTAGCAATTGCCTCGTTTATTCCTGGAGTTGCGCCGTTTGCGCAAGCCATCAACGCAGCAATTGCAATTGACAACGGCGATATATTAGGTGGCTTGGCAAGTTTGGCAGGCGCAGGCGGCTTTACTGATGTTGCATCAGGCCTTCGTGTAGCCAGCGCGCTGGATAAAGGCGACATTGGTAGCTTAGTTACATCTTTGGTGAATAACCCTAGTATTGGCGCCTTGGCCAATACCACAATGCTAACGGATACTATTTCCTTGGCAGATGCTGGCAATGCGTTGAACGTAGCCGTTAACATTGATAATGGTAATTGGGCAGGGGCTTTATCTGCTGCAGGCCAATTGACTGGCAGCTCAGATGTTAAAACAGCTAGTGCAGCAGTAAATTTAGTTGGCGCGCTTAACTCAGGCAATGCGGCAGCAATTATCAACGCTGCAACTGGATTGGCAAATACAGCAAACGCTGCTAGCAATATTACTAAACCCGATATTGCAACGTCACTGATAAACAATGTTACCACATCAACTGCAACCACTGCGCTTAATAACCCAGATACTGCAGCCGCTGCATCGCAGTTTCTAACTGATCTTAATTCTACAGCTGCAACGTCAAACCTTGCAACTAAAAACATAGTCTCTAGCATCAATGACACGGTTGGCGCATTAAGTACCATTAGTGGTACGCCTAATATTTTAGAAGATGTTAGCAACTATACTGACGAGTTTGGTAACTACGACGCAGCAGTTGCGGCAAACGCTGCAGCAGTTACAAAGCCTACGTCGTTTAACGACACGTTTGCAGCTAATCGTTTAGCCTTTGGGCCTAATCAAACATTCACGTGGACTAACCCTGCAACAGGCGTAACAGGTACATACACAACAGGCACTGCAACTGAGGCAGCCGCAGCAGCTGATGCTAAGATTAACGCGTTAAATGCCACCAATTTGGCTACGGTAACTAATGCATCGCAAACTGTAGCTGCGCAAAACGATACTTCAGCAAGACTTATTGCTGGAGGTCCAAATGAAAATGCAGCTGAGACAAATCGCTTATACGCGCAAAATGATGCGTTAGGGTTAGCCAAAGCTACGCAAAAGGCAAATGAGACCAAAGCAGTTATTAACACCATCTTTGGTGAAGGCAGTACAGCTGCTGCAATTGCGCAGCAAGGCTTGTCAAACCTTACACAAGCCACTGGGCAAATCAATGAGTTCCTTGGCGGCTCAGCGTCTGCCATAGGTCTTACAGGCCCAGTGAATGCATTGACCAACGCCGGCCAAATGATTACGCGCACTGGCGAGGCTTTGCAGTTAGAGTCAGTCAATCAAGCCAACCAAAATGTTATTCAAGCAGTTAACGACGCCGATGGCGTAGGCAATAAGATTGTTGCAGGCGTAAAAGCTGTTTGGAATAACCCGCTGTCTCTCAATATGGCGGCTATTGAGGTTATTCAAGAAGGTTTGCCAATTGGCTTAGGTCTTAAAGTGCTTAAGTACGCAGGCAAATTTGCTGCCATAGGAACTGACGTTGGTTTGAACGCCATGGAATCAGGCGGCGCGGCTTATAATGATAAATACAGAGAGGCTAGGGCAGCAGGTAAATCTGAAACACAAGCCGACGCTGAGGCAACAACAGCGTTTCAGATTGCAGCCGCTGTTACTGTAGCTACCGGCGGTGTTACAGACGCTGCTTTGGTTAACAAAGTTAGCAACGCGCTTAGTAAAGCAACAACCAAAGCAGGTGCTAGCTTTACGAAAGAAGGCACATCCGATCTTATTGAGGCATTTACAACCGATGTTCTTACAGACGTTGCGCTAGGCCGACCTGTAAATATCAATAAGTCGTTGACACAAGGCGTGATTGAGGGTCTTGTTGCAGGTAAGACTTCATCATCTATTGAAGTCTCAAACATTCAAAATGTTATTGCAGAGACAAACACCACGCTTAATGAAGAGCTTAGCAAAGCAGGCATTGCATCCACTAATGGCTCAGGTAGAATTGACTCATTAGTAGACGCATCAACTGGGCAGTCTGTATTAAGTGATGCAGGCGCGCAAACTTTAGCTAATATTGGCGAAGCTAACTCAAACTTAAATCTTACAAGCGCAGGCATGCAATATGCGCAAGACAATAACATCTCTGTAGCTGACGTCAACAATAGCATTAACGCTTGGCTAGATGCTAACCCTGACGCCACACAAGCTGAAATTGGCACTGCCATGGCTGAAGCTGGGTTAAGTCTAAGCGACGTTAGCGCTGCAATTGCATCAAAAAATCAAGCAGCAACTACAGTTGCAGACACTGGTGCGCTAGCTACAGTAGGTGGCGGTAACACTACAACAGGGACTGGTGCCTTAAGTACAGCTGGTACCGGGGCTACTACAGCAGGCGCAAATACTACTGCAGCAACTGGTACTGGGGCTTTAAGTACTGTAGGCACCGGGGCTACTACAACAGCAGGTACAGGCGCCACAGTAACAACAGGCGCAGACACAAGTGCGCAAGTGGCAATTGACGCAGCATTGGCTGCAGAGGCAAAAGTAAAAGCCGATGCCCTTGCAGCAGCCAACGCGCAAGCAGCTGCGGATGCTAAAGCGGCGTCTGATGCTGCGGCTGCCGCTGCCGCTAAGGCTGCTGCGGATGCCAAGGCTGCTGCGGACGCTGCTGCTAGTGCAGATGCTGCCACTAAAGCTGAGGCAGTTGCAGCCGCTGAAGCCGCCGCCGCTGTGGCTGCGCAAGCCGCTGCTGATGCTAAGGTTGCTGCTGATGCAAAAGCTGCCGCGGATACTAAGGCCGCTGCGGATGCAGCAACTGCTGCGCAAGTGGCTGCTGATGCTAAAGCTGCTGCTGACGCTAAGGCTGCTGCTGACGCTAAGGCTGCTGCTGACGCTAAGGCTGCCGCCGATGCAGCAACTGCAGCTACTGTAACAAGTACACCTGCTGTAACAAGTACAACAAATAATACATTAGCAGCATTGGCTGCCGCTAAGGCTGCTGCTGATGCTAAAGCTGCCGCGGATGCCAAGGCTGCAGCGGATGCCAAGGCTGCAGCTGACGCTAAAGCTGCCGCGGATGCCAATGCTGCCGCGGATGCCAATGCTGCGGTTTTAACCAACCCGTTGGCAAATCCAACAGTCAACCCAACGGTTAACCCCACAACTAACCCCCTGTCTACGGTTACATCCAACCCGAATGTAAATCCTAACGTTAACCCGAATGTAAATCCTAACGTAAATCCTAACGTTAACCCGAATGTAAATCCTAACGTTAACCCGAATGTAAATCCTAACGT